TGGAAGCGGGACTCTTGGACCAAGCACCTCTCTGGACGGATATTAAGACCTTCCCATGCGAGGACTTTCGTGACCGAGTGGACCTCCTTGTGGCCGGTTACCCCTGCCAGCCATTTTCCGCAGCCGGAAAACGCCTCGGCACAGAAGATCCTCGCCACCTCTGGCCACACATCGCCAGATCAATACGAGTTATTCGACCTCGACTATGCTTCTTTGAAAATGTCGAAGGCCACATCTCCCTCGGACTCCGAGAGGTCGTTGGAGAGTTGGAACAAATTGGTTATTCAACGGCGTGGGGAATATTCAGCGCGGCTGAAGTCGGCGCACCGCACCAGCGCAAGCGGGTCTTCATCTTGGCCGTCTCCAATAGCCTCGGAGGTGCGGCAGGGCTTTCAAGATCGCTCGCGTGGCATGAAGGGGTCGCAGGAGTCGCTGTCAACGGTGGTGGTGAAGGATGCGGCCATGTGGCCAACGATACGAGTGAAGCAAGCGGAAGACTGCCCGAGCGAGCGCAATCGACGATCACCCAGCTTGGACTCCATGGCCAAACTCCATGGCCAAGCCGCCCCGGCCAACCCCAGCACGGATGGGAGCCGCCAAGAGTCGTGGCCAACGATCACCGCCCACACGCCGGACATGGAGAGCAGCGGCCCGAACGGACACTCAGGGACTTATCTGGCGGGTGCGGTGAAGGCGTGGGCAACGCCAAATGCGTTTTGCTACCAGCCGCCGGAGAACACGGAGCAATGGACGAAGCGAGCGGAATACCAGCAGACGGAGAAGGGAGTGAACCTTCACAAGCCGATTCAGACGCAAGTCTTGCACGAAGTGGAGAAGCAATGGCGAACCCCGTCATCGTCGGACGGCGAGGGAGGAGTGATGGAGATGCGGGAGGGCTGTGCGGGGAAATACAAACTGCGGGATCATGTGGTGGCGGAACAGAAGTCTTGGGCAACGCCGAGAGCAGGCAAGACCACGGACGAGAATCCAGAGACATGGGCAGCGAGGCAGGCCAAGGGCGATGTGGCGACCATGCCGCTGACAGCACAGGTGAAGATGTGGAGAACTCCATCCGTAGCAGAGGAGAAGAACCAGAACACCTCAACGCAAATCTACCTACAGAACCAAGTAGGGGCGACACCGAAGGCTTGGGCAACGCCGATCATGGGCGACTCGCATCTGGCATCGACGCCGGAAGTGGCACAGAAGCGAATCGAGGAGGGCAAAGTGACATTGAGCAGGCAGAACCCCGGCAAGCTCAACCCGCGCTGGGTCGAGACGCTGATGGGTCTGCCGGTGGGCTGGGTTATGCCGAGCTGTGCGTCACCTGTGACAATCGAACCGACGAGCTACGCCTCCTCGGCAACGGAGTCGTCCCTGCAACAGCCGAGCGAGCTTTTCGCGTTTTAATAGAAGAACTTATTTAATGCAATACCCCGAAAAAGAGAGCGCCGTCGTCGGCTATATTAGTGTCGCTGGATTCGCCGGCGTGCCGAGGTCGGCGATTGTGGATCCGGATAGTTTTGTCTCGGTGCTCAATGGCGTTTACTACGCCGCGGCGCACCGGCTGCACTATGCCAAGAAGGCGACGACGGGCACGACGATCCTAGAGGCGATCGAGAGGGATCCGTTTTTGCTGAAGGTGGCGGAGCGGACGGCGCAGGAGTCGGGCATGGTGTGCTGGCGGGATGGCTTGGTCATGGCGGACTCGTCGCTGGCTTACAACCCGGCGGGTGGCGCTATCGTGTCGGAATACCTGGCGGACATCGCCTCGGCGGCCGCGCAGCGCAAGGCGACTAAGATCGGTCAGAGGTTGGCCTCGGGGGATATGCCTGTGGCGGAGGCGCTGGAGGAGCTCAAGACGCTGGCGAAGCCTCGGGCGTCGATGGTGGGCGTGGAGATGCATACTTTTGAGGAGCTGTGGAGTTACAAGGCGGAGGATGATTCGAGCACGCTGGTGGGCAACCGCTGGCTGTGCCGTGGCGGCCAGCTCCTGCTGCTGGGGCAGAGCGGGATTGGCAAATCCTCCTACACTCTCCAGCAGGCGATGACCTGGGCGCTGGGGATGCCGTTTTTCGGCATGAAGCCCAAGCAGAAGCTCAAGTGCCTGATCGTGCAGGCGGAGAACGATATGGGGGATATGGCTGAGGTGGTGCAGGGCGTGATGTCGTATGTCGTGGCGCAGTCGAAGATGACGCAGCGCGAGGCGGTGGATATCCTGCGGGAGAATGTGATCGTGGCGCGGGTCACAGCGCAGACCGGCGAGGCATTCATCGAGGTGATTCGGGAGTTGATTGCGAAGCACGGGCCGTTCGATCTGGTGTATGGGGATCCGTTGCTGTCTTTCATCGGCGACGATATCTCGCAACAGGCGGTGGCGAGTCACTTTCTGCGGGAGCTGTGCAACCCGTTGGCGTTCGAGCATGGGTTCGCGTGGGTGTGGAGTCACCACACAGGGAAGCCGCAATCGGACAGCAAGAGTCGGGCGCATTGGAATGCGAATGACTACGCCTACATCGGGCTGGGATCGAGTGAGCTAACGAACTGGGCTCGGGCGATCTGCGTGCTCCAGACCACGAAACACGAAGGAATCTTCAAGGTTCTCCTAGCGAAGCGGGGCAATCGGGCCGCCGTAGTCGATAACCACGGCCACCCAACCACAGACATCGTGATCAAGCATGCCGACAAGGGATTGCATTGGGAGCCGGCAGAACTCCCCGAGGAGACCCAAGAAGAGGGCAAGTCGCAGGGCAAGTCCGGCAGGCCGTCCGCACTCAACGAGGTGCAAGAATTTGAGATCGTGACCATGCACGCCAATTGGCCAGACAACACTCGAGGTTTTTATTCTGCCGCCATGAGCAAATACAAGGTCTCTCACGACACCATCAAGCGGGTCCTAGACAAGAACACTCAACCACAGAAAGCCGCCGCCTGACTATGTTTTTCCTGCCTCCGCAAAACCTCCGCAAAACCTCCGCAATACTCCAATTCTGCGGAGCATGGATGACCTCCGCAAAATTACCTCCGCAAAATCCCCCTAAGAAGGGGGGATTGTTTTGCGGAGGAGTAATTTTTCGGAGGGGTCATTTCCAACCATCAAAATCCGCAAAATAGATTATGCGGAGCAATAATATGAACCACCCCAAAAAACCCATCGATCCGTTTGTCGGGTGCCAAGCCTGCGGGAAGGAATGGCAGGACCACCCAGGCATCTCCCACACCTGCCGCATGGCCTCGGACCTCGCCGACTATCTCCGGTGGGCACTCAACCACATCGAGCCGCCCGAATACACCCGCGATATCACCGAGCAGGAAGTCTATTTTCACTCCCTCGAAGAAGCCCGGCGCCTCGTCGTCGAGGCCAGCAACTGGAAAGCACGACTATGAAACCCAAACGCCCAGCCAAACCCGAGACAAAGCACTCCATCGCCACCAAGCTGGCAGCCGATTTCCATGTCAGCGTCCAGACCGCCACCCAGTGGTTCGATGCCGGTTGCCCCATGGATTACGAGGAGGCCAAGGAATGGAAGCTCCAGAAACGCGCAGAAGCCCCGATCAAGTCCGAGATGGGGTCAAGACCTAATAAGCTGGAGAAAGCCCTAGAACAGGCCGCAGCGTGCGAAGAAACGGTCAACTGGGATGCGATGTCGACGCAGTTTCGCCAGATGTGCGACATCGTCGCCGACTTCTACCTCATGGGCATGACGGTCTCCGCCATTAACACTAAGCTGGGCGTCAAGCCCGCGGTGATCTCTCGCATCATTGCTAACCACCCCGATACCAAAGACAAGGAATCCCAAGTCGCCGCTTCAAGCTGGAAAGATGTCCGACGCCTGGCAGTCGATGCCCTCCGCGACAAGCTCAACGACCCCACCCAAGTCTCCAAGATGAAAGCCGCCGAGCTCAACTTTGTAGCCGGCACCGCTCAAGACAAGATCCGCGACAGCGAAGGTGGCGCGCAGCTCACCATCAACATCAACCAGAAGATCAATGCGTTGTCGTTTGAGGAACTCATCAACAGCATTCCGAAGAAGGCCGATGACATCGATGGTGAGTATGAGATCGAGACCCCCTCGGGAACCAGTAGCGAGGTGGAGAAGCCCCCGGCAAACACCCCGCTCAGTCTCAATAACAAGGCTAAAAATGTAGATGATAGTGACCCAAATGCGTAAGCCATTGCACATCAGCAACCGACCATTATCTACAAGAGTGGTTATTGGAAGTTATGGCCTCGACAGGGGGGGGAGGGGGGTCGGTTCGCTGGCTCCGCAAATTTCACCCCACTCGTCCAGCCCCCGAAAAATTTTATGAAAAAAGCCCAACCTAACAAGCAAGAAACGAAGCAAGAGCAACCCCCTACCCCGCCCGAGTGGCCGAGGATGGGAAAGACCGCGCCAGGGAGACAACCGCAGAATCCGAGAATTTTGCGGGTCGTCCTCGAGGAGGAGGTCGTCAATGTGCAGGTCCGCAGCAATTCCTTCTACCGGGCGAACGAGCCGGTCTTGGTGGGAGTGGACGCCGGCGGAGCGTTGGTGGCGGTGAAGCCGAAAACGAACCCGCTGTTGCATGGGGGGTATGAGGGATGACCTGCCCGACCTGCCAATCCCCTACCCGCGTCGTCTCCTGCCGCTCGGTCGGCGAGGAGTTTTTCCGGCGCCGCCGGTGCGAGAACGGCCATCGCTTCAATACCTCTGAGGATTTGCGCCCCGGCCCCTTCCCCTGGGCGAAGAAACCCGCACCCAAACCCACCAAGCGCCCCAAGCGCCCCAAGCGCACCCGCAAGGCCAAGCCCGAGTCCACCGATTGGCTCACCCGCATTAACGACAAGCTCGCCGCCCTATGACATTCACGCAAACCGCTCACCCGCTGCTGCCATTTATCCCGCCCGAGCTTTTCGTTTCCGACTTCGAGGCGGCGAAGACCCTCTTGGCCGAGAGGGAACGCCGCATTGGGTTGGAAAAAGAAGATCCGATCCGCTACGGCTACGAGCCAGAGCACTGGACCAAGGCCGAGAAGATCGCCAAACGCTACCGCGACCTCTTGGTGCTGGGCGGCAACCGCTCCGGCAAGTCCACTTGGGCCGGAAAAATGGTCGTCCGCACCCTGCTCGAGAAACCCGCGAGCCGCGTGTGGTGCTTCCAGACCACGAACGACAACTCCATCTCCATGCAACAGCCGATTGTGTGGAATTTCATGCCCGCCGAGCTGCGAACGGCCAAGCGCAGCAAGATCACCAATATTTCCTACACGCAAAAGAACGGATTTTCCGAAAATACCGCCGTCCTTCCGAACAAATCGCAGGTCTGGTTCCGCAATTACGCCCAAGACATCACGACAATCGAGGGCGGTGAGATAGATTTAGCCTGGTGCGACGAATTATGTCCCCTTGAGTGGCTTGAAACAATCCGATTTCGATTATTAGATCGAAATGGCATTCTCCTTGTGACATTTACGCCGATTGAAGGTTATAGTCCCACGGTAAAAAACTATCTCCAGGGCGCCAAAACCCTCGAGGAGTGCGATGCCGAGCTTTTGCCGAGAAAAAGCGGCCAGGGATTTGAAAAAGTCCCCGTCGTGCAGGAATGCGTCACCCGGCACGCCGGCATCATCTATTTTCAGACCAAAAACAACCCGTGGGCAGGCTACGGCCGCATGAAGACCGAGCTCGCCAAGCAACCCCGCGAAAAAATCCTCTGCCGCGCCTACGGCGTCCCCGTCAAGGCCGCCGCGACGCGCTTCCCCCGCTTCCGCGAGTCGGTGCATGTCGTCAAGGCCGACCAGATTCCCCAGGACGGCACGAACTACCTCTTCTGCGACCCGGCGGGCGGAAAAAACTGGTTCATGCTCTGGATCCGAGTGGATGCCGCCGAGCGGGCGTGGGTCTACCGCGAGTGGCCGCAGACCGACACCTACATCGAGGGCGTCGGCTACGCTGGGCCGTGGGCGATCAGCAGCGGCAAGAAAGCCGACGGCGAAGCAGGCGAGGGCCAGAAATCCTTCGGCTTCGGCCTGCTCGCCTACAAGGCCGAAATCGAGCGCATGGAAGCCCACGACAAGGTCAAGATTTTTGAGAGATGGATAGACTCGAGGTATGCGAACACCACCGTCGCCGGCACCCGCGAGCAATCCACCACCCTCCTCGAGGAACTCGAAGATGTCGGCATGTCCTTCCGATCCTGCCCTGGCGAGAACATCGAGGAAGGCGTCGGCCTCATCAACAACGCACTCTACTATGACGAAGAAAACCCCATCGACCACACGAATGCCCCTCGGCTCTATATCTCCGAGGCATGCACCAACACCATCTGGGCCCTCAAGGAGTGGACCGGATCCGACGGCCAGAAAGGCGCCAGCAAAGACCCCATCGACTGCCTCCGCTACCTCCTCACTTCTGGAGTCGGCAATGTGGAAGGAGGGCGGCTCCATGTTACCGGAGGAGGTGCCTATTAAACGCCGCACGCTGCGCAAGCGCGATGTCATGGACCTCCTCGGCATCAGCGATCAAACCTACAGAACCTACATCGAGGTCGGCCTCCTGCGCCCGATTGCCGCACCCAAGCAGAAACGCCACAGCTTTTCGCTTACTGACATCATCAAAAAATTCCAACTCGCTTGACCCTATGTTCAACCTAAAAAAAACCACCCGCTACATGCTGCCAGACCGGCTTAACGAAGACGACATGACGACCGCGCTGTGCATGCCCGGCAGCAAGCCCCTCGTCGTGCAGGCCGTCCTCCAAGTCCTACGCGACCACATCGACGACTCCGTCGAATTGGTCGGCAGCATCAAGACCGCTACCGAGCACGGCCAGCTCGCCCACTGCGCCGGTGCCCTCGACGCCCTGCGCGGCCTCGAGTCCGACCTCCTGCAACGCATCGACGAAGCGAGCAAGAAGATGTAGAAAATACTTTCCCGGCGGTCACTGAGGGCATGCCGTCTCGCCGTTCCCAAGGGGTAAGCGAGGCGACCATGAGCGACCTGAGCCGTCGGACCTTTTTCAGCCAAGCGAACCGTTAAGCAATCCTTAGCGGTTCGCTTTTTTGTGCTGATATCTGCTGATCGGCGTTGATTCATGTTGATCTGGGTGCGGCTCTATAGATTTCCAGAATTCTGTCGTCATTCTGAATTTCAACGAGCCCCTGTGCCGCTCGACCCAGAAGGCGCTGACCCACTTGGTTGGATTACCATGACGACAGACACACAAGACACCCCACTATCGCTCACCGACATTGCGGCCGAAATCGGCTTCGATCTCGAGGAGATAACCCCGCAGGAACAACCCGCCGCCGAGGAGACCGAAGCCGCGCCAGAAGCGCAGCCAGAGGCCACCGAGACGGAGGACGCCTCAGCGGAAAGCGATCTTTCACAGGATACCGACGAAAAGTCTGAAGACGACAGCGACGCTGAGTCCGAAGAGGACAAAGACGACGCCGAGCCGGAAGAGGAAAAGAACCCCGTCCCCGAGAAGCTCCTCAAGCGCATCGACAAAATCACGGCCAAGCGCCGCGAGGCTGAAGAACGCGCCGAGACGCTCGAGAGCGAGGTCAGCGAGCTGCGAGCCAAACTCGACGCCACCGTTCCCATCCAAGTTACACCCACCGCGAGCGACCCGCTCGCCGATGTGGAAACGCCCGAGCAACTCGAAGACCGGGTTGCCACCGCGAAGAAAATCCGCGCTTGGGCGATCAAGAATTTGGAAGGCGGCACCGTCCAGAATGCCGCCGGCGAGGATGTCTACTACGAGCCATCCCAGGTTCGTGAATACCTCGCCACCGCCGACGAGCTCCTCACCGAGCACGCCCCCAAGCGCAAGGAATGGATCTCGCAGCGCGGTGCCGTCATGCAAGAAGCCAAGGCCGTCTACCCGGCCCTCTTCAAAGCAGGCACCCCCGAGCACGAAAGCCTCGTAGCCACCCTCAAAGCCCACCCCTACCTCAAAGGTCTCCCTCAACTCGAGATGATCGTAGGCGACGCCATCGAGGGCCAGAAGCTCCGCTTCGCCCGCGCCGAGGCCATGGCCAAAAAGTCCGCAGCGTCCAAGACCGAGTCGAAATCCCCCGTGAAAGCCAGCAACCCGCCCAGCCCTGCAAAAGGTGCACGCGTGCCCGCCCAAGACATAGCGAACCGCGAAGGAGCAAAAAACCTGTTCTCTCGAGGATCCTCGCTCAAGACCGACGACATCGCGGCGTTCCTTGAAGGAGCGCTCTAACCCCCCAAATCCAAACCAACACCCCCCCTTAACACAATGCCCGCTACACTCATCACCTCCCAAACTGGCATCCGCCAAGACCTCTCCGACCTCATCGCGGTCGTAGACGCAAAAACCTGCCCCGTCATCTCGATGGCGAAAAAAGGCGCAGAGCCCATCAACCCCCTCACACAATGGCAAGCCGACGCATTCAATGCGGCAACGGTCCCCGCCGGCGTCCTCTCGAACACAGATGTCTCCTCAGACGATTTCGTGGACAACGCTGCCAACCGCGTGCTCCTCTCGGCCCGCATACAGAAGTTCCGCGAAGTCCCATCCGTGGACGATCTCGCGCAGCATGTCTCCGAAGTTGCCGGCATCGGCAAAAAGAAGGAGATGGCCCGCGCCGTCAGCAAATCCCTCGAGCAAATGAAGCGCTCGATGGAAGCCGCATTCTGCTCCGACCAAGAAGGCGTCGAGCAATCCGGCGTGACCCCTTACAAGACCCGCGGTCTTGGCAAGTGGATCCAGAACGGCGCTCAGTCCGACCTCCCCGTCAACTCGGCCTACCGCACACCGACCGCGTCGATCAACACGACCGCCACAGCCTCGCTCACCGAGAACAACATCCAAGACATGTTGCAGTCCCTCTACGAGCAGACCGGCAAAGCACAGACCTACAGCCTCGTCTGCGGGCCTGCCCTCAAGCGCCAGTTCACCGCGTTCACACGCACCCAGTTCGCTTCGACAAATGTCGCCAGCGCCATCCGCGTGTTGAATCAAAAAGACAGCTCCAAAATCGTCAGCTCTGTTGACATTTTTGAAGGAGATTTTGGCACTTTGGAACTCATTCCAAGCCTCTTCCTGGCGAAGGACGCAACCGTCAACGCAGCCGCTGTGCAGAACGGCCGCGGCTATGTCCTCGATATGGACATGGTCGAGCTCCGCTACAACCGCAAGCCCCGCTTCCAAGAACTGGAAGACCGTGGCGGTGGACCACGCGGCATCGTAGACGCGATCTGCGCCCTCTGCGTCAAGAGCCCTCTGGCTCTCGGCAAGTTCGCACCGACTGCCTAATACCGCCTCCCCCGCATAGGCCCATCGGAGGGGCGCTCACACCCTCCAGAAATCAAAGAGCGCCCCTCCCAATGCGGGACACTTTCCAAAAAAAATGTCCGACCTCGCAGTAGAACTCGAAGCCGATCTTGGTGACCTCGCCCCGCTGGTCACTGAGGAACTCCGCACCGGCTGGCACGCCTCCATGGTCACCGCCGAGATGCGCCAGCAGCGGATCAAAGCCGCGAGCGACCGCATCGCCGCAGCCCGCAGCACGGTGGAAGGCATCGGCCAGCACACCATGTCCGTCGATTTCGATTCCTACATCTACTGGAACAACCTCCTGCCGGGTTGCTGGAAGGACAAAGGATTCCGCGAGGAATTCAAAAAGGCCAACCCCCACACCGTCGTCACCACCACCGCCAAGCCGACCATCGTCGTCCAATGAAATCCTCGGACATCTCAGAAATCATCGGCCTCGTCGAAGAAGCGGAAACCGACGCCGCGAACTACTGGTCGCGCAAAAATCTCAACTACAACCAGCGATTCTGCCTCTGGCCAGGGCAAGACGACACCGGCCGCAAATACTCGTCGAACCTCGGCAAAAACGCCTTCCCATGGGATGGCGCTTCCGACTCCCGAATTCGCCTCTCCGACATGCTCATCAACGAGCGTGTGCGGTTGATGAAAAACTCCTTCACCCGCGCTCGTCTCGCCGTCATGCCGACCGAGACCACCGACATCCAAGCCGGCCGAAAAGTCGAAACCGTCATCCAGTGGATTTTGAATTCGCACTGCTCCGCCATGACCAAGCGCGAGATCGAACTCGCCGCAAACATCCGCGAGACCTACGGCCTCGCCGTGATGGGCGTCTTCTGGCGCCGCACCACTCGCAACGAAAAGCTCACCTTCACGCTCGAGTCTCTCCAGATGCAATACATGGAGACCGGCGACCCACAGCTCGCCATGATGATCGAGGCCATCCTCGACCCCACGCAGGAAGAAGCCGTCGCCCGCGAGATGGATCTCCTGCTTCCTGGCCAAGGCACCGCCGCCAATGTCCGCAAGCTCCGCGAGACCGGCGCGTTTGAATACGACTCGCCCTACATTTTTGAGAACCTCCCCGACTGGCAAGCCTACGAGCCGTGGGAGGACATTATTTTCCCGCCATCGACCTACGACCTCCAGCGGGCACCCTTCATCGCCTGCCGCGAGCTATTGCGCGAGGACGAGCTCCGCGAGCGCGAAATCACCGAGGACTACGACCCACGCTGGATCGAAGAGGCCGTGAAGCACAAAGGCATCTCCCGCCGCACCGGCCGCAACATGTATCGCATCACCGACACATTCCTGCTCTCCGACGACCGCGATATGATCGAGGTCTGGCGCGTCTATCAGAAAAAGTGGAACGAAAAGATCGGCGCCATGGAGGTCTGGTGCACCCACATTCAGCCCAGCGTCGTGGACCGCGTCGCCAAGTCCGAGGCCATGGGCTACGAGCACGGCCAGTATCCCTTCATCGAGCTACCCCTCGAGCGCACCAGCCGCCCCCTCATCGAGGCCCGAGGCGTGCCAGAGCTCGTCGCCACCCAGCAGAGCGAAATCAAGGTGCAGCGCGACTACCGCAGCGACCGCGCCTCGCTCACCATTCTCCCCCCGCTCAAAGTTCCTGCCAATCGCGGCAAGATGGAAATCGTCCTCGGACCCGCCAAGCAGCTCCCAGAGCGTCGCCCCGGCGAATTCCAATGGATGGCCCCTCCGGTGAACGACATGGGCACCATCGAAATCGAAGCCGCCACCCGGCGCGATGTTGATGAGTATTTCGGCATTCCCCGCGCCGACATGGCCCCGCAGCGGGCTCTCCTCGCCCAGCAGGATCTGGTCGATACCTGGCTCGCCGACATGGCCCTCATCCTCGGCCAGACCTTCCAGCTCTGCCAACAATACCTTGACGACATCCAATTCGTGCGAGTCGCCGGCGGCCTGCCCACCCCCTTCCGCGCTAGCCGCCAGGATATCCAGGGTAAATACGACCTCCGCCTCGATTTCGACGCACGCACGCTCGACTCCGAGGCGCTCAAGATCAAGCTGCAAGGGCTCACCCAGCTCATCCCCCTCGACACGCAAGGCGTCATCGACCGCGCTGGTCTCGTCAAATTCCTCTTCGGATCCATCGACCCAAATCTCTCCGAGCTCCTCATCCGCGACGCCGAGGCCGCCAGCCAGCAAGAAATCGACGACGAGCAGGTCCAATTCACGAAAATCGCCGCCGGCACCGAGCCTCCTCTCAAAGGCGAAGGCCAAAACTTCCAGCTCCGCCTGCAAACCCTCCAAAACATCATCCAGAGCAACCCGGCAATCCAGCAGCGCCTGCAACAAGACCAAATCTTCGCCGCCATGCTCAACGCCCGCATGGAGTCATTCAGCTTCCAAGTCCAGCAACAGCAAAACGCCCAAATCGGCCGCGTCGGCGCCCAACCCGGCCTCCAAAAAGTCGCCGAGGAAATGCAAGGAGGAGCCCAATGAAAGCCACGCCCTACCGCACCGTCCGCGACGGCGTGATTTCCCGCATGGGCATCGACCCCGCGCAGCCGCTCATGGCTTCTCAAGCCACGGCGCTCGCGGAGTATCTCACCACCGCTGCCGCGACCGCATGGACATTCTTTGATTGGCCCGAGGTTTATCTCACCGAGGCCCGCACTCCGGTAGGCGAGGGCTACGCGCCGGGGCTTTACACTTTCGAGAGCGATTATGTGGGCACGACCTCCTACATTGGTCGAGCCTTGCAGGGCTCGCAATTTGCGGACCCTGTGTGGCGGATCAAGCGCGTCACCACGACCGCCTCGGGCGATCTACTGAATATCGACACCGCCGTGGATGTCGCATGGAACGACCGCACGACCGCGACCTACATCGAGACGAGCACGAATGAGCCTGCGGAGGAGTTCATCCCCTACATCCCGCTGCTGGCTCCAGGCCAAAAGGCCATTGGGAATGTGCTGAAGGTTTATGACATCAAGCCCGATGAGGGCCGCGTCACACTCTCGCTGGATTTCGTCGTCACCGAAGACCGCATCCTGATCACCGATACGGACTACATCTCCGGCCAAGTCTGGGTCGAGTTCTCACTGCCGCAGCCCCGTTTCACAGCGACCGCTTTTAACTCCTCCACCGCCTACTCCGCTGGCGATATCGTTTACTACAACACCACCGGCGATTGCTACGAAGCCATCGCTGACACGACCGGCAATCTCCCGACCTCCGAGGAGTTCTGGCTGCGCCACCGCATCCCGGCCTTCCTCGCCGACTACCTCAAGTTCTACGCCCTCGCTGAAACCCTCTCCGAGGACGGCCAGATGGACAAGGCCACCTACCAGTTCGCCCGCGCCGAAGGAATTTTACAACAACGCATGGACGACGCCTGGCTGCGCAAAGGCGAGGTCCGCCGCTACTCCGCTTCGTTCCAATAATCACCCCTTGACACCCTTCACCATAATTAAATTAACGACATGAGTAACCCCACCATTCAGATCGCCGCTCGCAACACCGCTGGCATTGTCCAGCCCGTCCAAGCCACACCAGATGGGGCTCTGCGGGTGAGCACAGGTTTTCCGACTCCTGCTTACACCAAGTATGAAAATGTTCGTTTCACCTCCCCCGCGACGAACAACACAAGCTATGTCGATTTCACTTTCAACGGCACCTCGGTAGCCCGAATCGTGAATACCTATTTCGGAGCCAATCCCCCCACCGCCGACAACGCGGAGATCCGCAGCGTCGAGATTAAATTCCCGCCCTACGCGTAAATGTCGCAGGTTTTTTTCAATCCCTTTTCCGGCGCAGCGCAAAACATCGCTCTGCCCCAGCTCGACTCATCAGGCCAGATCAGTGGCTCGATGATTCCAGACGACTTTGACGATGTTCAAGCCTTCCCGACCCTCGAAGATTTTCCGAACCCCGGCACCGTAGCCCGCATCTATTTTCCCCAAGATTCCAACATCCCCCACCGTTGGGACCCCGACACCCTTTCCTACCTCCCCATCGCCTCCGACGCGGACGGCGGTGAGTTTTAGGACAACCCCGCAGAACAACCAAACACCCCCAAAACATCATGGCTAATACCCTACGCATTAAACGCAGACTCACAGGTGCCTCCGGCGCCCCTACCGGCCTCGCTCTCGGCGAGTTGGCCCATAGCTTCGTGGATGACAAACTCTGGATCGGCAATGGCTCGACCTCAGTTGTCATCGGCGGCGAAGGCCACTTCGCTACCAACTCCGACCTCGCCTCGGAAGTTTCCACGCTGAACTCCAGCATCAGCTCCGAAACCTCCCGTGCGACCGCAGCGGAAGCCGCCCTCGGCACCCGCATTGACAATGTTCTCAGCAATGTCACTCCCGGCTCGCTCGATTCGTTGACGGAAGTGGTCGCCGCCTTCGAGGCCGCCGACAGCAACCTCAACGGTGCGATCACCTCCCTCGCCAACAGTGCCTCCAGCGCCCTCAGCAGCGCGGTCTCGGCCCTCGAAGCCGCCGACGACACCCTCCAAGGCAATATCGACAGCGAAGCCAGCACACGCGCTTCGGCAGACGACACGCTCCAGTCGAACATCGACGCCGAGGCCACCACCCGCTCGAACAACGACGCGACCCTCCAGTCGAACATCGACAGCGAGGCCAGCACCCGTGCTTCGGCCATCAGCGGCCTCGACAGCCGAGTCGTTGCATTGGAAAGCGCCAGCGCCGACTCCCGCCTCGACGAGGTGGAGTCCGACATCGAAGCCATCGAATCCGCCGCGACAGCCTTGACTGGCCGCGTCTCCAGCTTGGAGACCACCGCTGCCGGACTCGGCACCATGTCCACGCAGAATGCCAACAATGTCGCAATCACCGGCGGCAGCATCGAAGGCATCAACTTCGACGGCGGCAGCTTCTAAGCTCCCCTCCCTCCCCACAGCGGCGGTGCGGTTCCAACCCGCCCGCCGCTCCACGGGGCCTCTTTCTTAAAACTTAATCCTTAAAACTTAAAACTTCCCTCATGGCCACGGTCATAAAACTCCTGCGAAGCACGGTCCCAGGCCGAATCCCCACCGCCGCGCAAGTGGCTCAGGGCTCCCTCGCCCTCAACCTCGCCGACCGCCGACTTTACAGCAAAGACCACAACAACGAAGTTTTCAGAATAGCCCGCCCCCGCGACCCCAGCGACTACCTGTCTCTCAGCGCGACCGACGGCACCACCCTCTACATCGGCCGACTCGCCTGGGACGACTACCCCGCCTCCGGCCCCGCCGAGGACTCCACTGCCTGGACTATCTACAAAATTTCCACCAACTCCGCAGGCGATGTCGTCTCGGAGCAATCCGCAGTCGGCCAGTGGTCGAACAAAACCTCACTTTCCTACAGCTAAAACCTCAATAAACCCACCACCATGACAGCCACAACTCCCATCCAAATCGACGGCAAAACCTACGACCGCTACTCCATGACTCTCGCCGTTTCGGGCCGTTATACCGCCCCCGACCAGCCAGACGCCAGCGTTGTCCTCACCCTCACGCCCACACGCTTCGAAGGCGACCAGATCGAGCAAGCTGCCGAATCCCGCACCGTGCTTTTTGGCTCCCTCGCCGTAGCCGACGACGACGCACGCCTCGCCGTCGCCGAAGTGCAAGCCGCCCTTCAAAAATTCATCAACGCGAAAGGACTCTAAGCCATGGCCATCCGCAAAGCCGTCGCCACCGGAAACTGGAGCGCCACCGCCACATGGGACGGAGGCACCATCCCCAGCCTCGAAGACACCGTTTACGCAAACGGCTACACCGTCACCATCGACCAAGCCATCGACCTCACAGGCTCCACCGTCGATCAATCCGGCAGCTTCATCCCCGGCCAGATTTACGAGATCGTCAGCCTCGGCACGACAAATTTCGCCCTCACCGCGAATGCCATCGTCCCCGGCACAAACGCCACCACCGCTGTTGCAGTAACCGCTGCCGTCGGCACCATTTTCCAAGCCGTCAATGCAGGGACCGCCACCACAGGCACAGCCCGCCGCGTCGGCGCTCTGCTCAATTATGTGAACACCCCCATCTCCGTAGTCACAGGCGGCGGGTTCACCATGAGCGGGAACCACAACATCACCGGAGCCTACATCCAAGCAGGCAGCGCAAACTGCCTTACCTTCACCAGCACCGCCACATCCACGCTCGCCGGATGCCGCGCCACAGGCTCCGCGTTCAACCTATCCACCCGCGCCATTTCCTTCGGCTCCACCGGAACGCTCACGCTCAACGGCATCATTGCGCTCGGCGGCAGGGTTACAGGAACAACAGCTGCCAACGGCGGGCACGCGATTGAAAACACATCGACCGGAACGATTGACATCATCAATGCCAGCACGCTGACGGGTGGTGCGGTGGCGTTTGCTTTTGCGCTAAACAATAATAGCACCGGCAGCATTACAGTAACATCAAGCATTTTGAGTGGAGGTTCAGCAAATACTGCGGTTGCAATTAACAATAATAGCAGTGGGGGTATCACAGCCACAAGTAGCACCATAACTGGAGGAACGGCCTCTATCTCATATGGTATAAATAATGCAAGCACGGGAAGTATTACGGTTGCTTCTGGAATAATTACAGGAGGCAGTAGTCCGAATGGGGCTTTTGGCATAGTAAACGCCAGCACAGGAAGCGTTACAGTTACATCCAGCACAGTCACAGGCGGAAGCGGCGCAGGCTCTGGCGGAATAAACAATGTAAGCACTGGAACAATTACATCTACAACCAGCACGCTTACAGGCGGAAGCGCAGCAACAGCTTTTGCCATTAACAACAACAGCACAGGCACAATCGCCTCCACAGGCGACATCACCGCCACCAACTCCGCTCATGGTTTGGTATCAGCCAGCACCACCGCCAGCGTCAAAGTCAGCGGCTCGCTCATCGGCAGCGCAAACGGACTTGTCGCCGTCAACTGCCCGAAATTCCTCGTTGATCCCACCCCCGCCACCGCCAAAATCCGCCAGGCCAAAGACGGAGCCAGCACCTACAGCGACTTCTTTACCGCTGACAACTCGCTCGGCCAAGCCGTCCCCAGCGATGTCCGCAGCGGCACCGTCTATGCTAATGGCAACCTCACCGGCACATGCGCAGTTCCAGGCGCTGGATCGGTTAGTCTGGGAGTCCCCGTAGATGCAGGCTTTGGCACAGCAATCCTTACTACCGCCAATGTTCAATCCGCTCTCACCGCGCAGGGACTTACCACCGCCCGCGCTGGCGCTCTGGACAACCTCGATGCAACCGTTTCAAGCAGGCTCGCGCCCAACGGCACGCTGGCCACGGTGACCACCCTCACCAACGCCCCCGCCTCCGTAACGCCGAGCGACATTTGGAGCCACGCCACCCGCACGATCACGGGCGGAACGGTCGATACTTTGACTAACGCGCCTTCAGTGCCAAGCGCCGCATCAATCCGTGCTGAAATCGACAGCAACAGCACACAGCTCGCAGCCATCAAAGCCAAGACAGATGCGCTCCCCGCCTCGCCAGCAGCGACCGGCGACATCCCTACAGCCGCACAGAACGCCACGGCCGTCTGGTCTAAACCGGCAAATGAATTGACGGTGGCAGACTCCATCGGTGAACGCGCAAAGCAACAAAGCACGGTAGCAATTACTGGCGCTCAACTCGCAGCCGCCCTCAGCTAATGGACACGCACCAAGCCACCGCCTCCTTCACCGGCCTCGTCGCTACGGCGACGGGGCTCGGGGTGTCGATGCTTCCCGAGATCGAAGCCTGGCTGCGCATCGCCTCGCTCCTAGTCGGCATCGCGGTCGGCGTGGCCTCGCTCTACGCCATCCTCAACAAGAAGCGCCCGCCGCACGACCCTTAAAACTTAATTCTTAAAACTTAAAACCTCTCCCTCCCCCCATGAATAACATCCTCGCCCGCCTCAAAGAAAAATCCACCTATGCTGGCCTCGCCGCCCTCCTCAGCGCTTTCGGCCTCGTCATCGACCCCGCCTTGTTTGGCCATGCCTCGACAATTCTGATCTCCCTCGTTGGCCTCTACGAAATTGTCCGCCGGGAAAAGAAGTAATGTTGCACCCCGCCCAGATCGCCGCCACCGGCCTGCTGCTCGGCTACATCTTTCTCTGCATCTCATTTTTGACCGGCTGCAGCACCCTCGGCGTCTCGCTCGAAACCGACTACGGCAGGTTTTCTTACACCCTCCCCGAGCTGCCCGCCCTGAAGGATAAATAACCACAGAGGACACAGAGAGCACAGAGGGAGAACTTAAAACTTAAAACTTAAAACCTAAAACTCCTGATGCTCCCCCCGAGCCGCCCACAGCAAGCGAAGTCCAAGACGCAAGCCCTGCTCACCAAGGCGCGCGTGGCCGATGAGGTCGCTCTGGTGGGCATTCGCGGCTACTACCGAGACACCATGGGCGAAGTCGGTAAGAACGACCGTGGAATCTACGACGACGCCATTTTTCTCATCAGCCCAAACGCCTACGCCACCTTCAATGCGAATACCGATCCCAGCGTGAAGCGCCAAGGCATTGCCGTCCTCAAGCCTGGCGTGCATCGCTACCGCAAAGGCAAGCACGGCCTGTCAAAGCCCGGCGGCGGCTACCCCGCCCTGCGGCCCGCAACGCCTGGCGAACAACTCCCCGTGACCCGCGACGAGACAGGCGACTCCATGGGCATCGCCATCAACATCCACAAAGGCGGCACCCGCACCACAAGCAGCGAAGGCTGTCAGACGATCCACCCGAGCCAGTGGGAGGCTTTCATTTCCTTGGCCTACTCTGAAATGGACCGCGCCGGTCAGAAGACAATCCCTTACCTACTCGTCGAGGAGGAAGCATGAGCCGCCTGCGCAAACCCAAAACCTCCCCACCGAAAGACCGTGAAGCCGTGCTGCTCCAAGTCCGGCAGCTCCTCGCCGAGCATTTCGATGTCGGCCTCTGCATCGTCTCATGGGAAGCGGAGGGCGAGACTTTCTACATGGATCTAAAATTCGGCAACGATTACGCCGCCCGCGCCCTGTGCCGCGAGGCCGACGAAATTTTGTGGCCTTACGAAACCGAAGACGAAGACGAGGAGGACGAAGAATGAAAACCAACAAACTGCAAAACATCGTTCACGCCAGCCAAGTCACCGCCGCGCAGAACGAAGCAGCCCAAGCCCGCGCCCAGCTCGAAGCCGAGCGCCGCGCCCACGCCGAAACGATCAAGGCTCTGGAGCGTTCGCGTTTCACCAAAGCCCCGCGCAAGGTCACGCCCGCCACATCGAAGGCCGGAACCGGCGACATCATCGAAGTCATTTTCTCCGATGTCCACGGCAACAAACACGACCCCGCAGCGATGGCTGCCTTCCTCGGTGATCTCAAATCCCTCAACCCCGACCGACTCATCATCGGCGGCGATTTCATCGACTGCGGCGGCTTCCTCGCCGAGCACCACACGCTCGGCTATGTCGCCGAGACCGAGGATTCCTACGAGGACGACATCGCCGTCAGCAATTCCCTGCTCGACCAAATCCTCGCCGCCGCCTCGCCCTCCGAGGTTCATTATGTAGAAGGCAACCACGAATGGCGCGTCGAGCGCTGGGCGCTTACCCAACGCCTCGCGCACCACAAGGATACCGACCTGCTTCGCCGCACCTTCTGCCCCGAGCATGTGTTGAGGCTCAAAGACCGGGGCATTCGCTACTATCACCAGGGCAAAACCCACGGAGACTGCGACACGCCAGGCTGGGTCAAAATCGACAAGGCGTTTTTCGTTCACAAAATCTCAAATGCCCGCGATGCAGCCGGGCAAGCCATGGCCAAGGCCGCTGCGAATATCGTTTTCTTCGACACCCACCGCGCCGCCTACAAGCCGATGCACCTCCCAGGCGTCGGCCTCATTTCCGCATGGAACCCCGGCTGCCTGTGCAAACGCCAGCCCCTCTACGCCAACACCCGCCCCACCGAGTGGACGCATGGCTACCTCGTCCGCTTCATCAGTAAAAAGACCGGCAACTTCCAGATGGTGAATGTCACCATCAACGAAGGCACCAGCTACGCCAGTCTCCTCCTCAAACCCAAGTCCGCATGAACAAACTCGCCGCCATCGCCCTCAAGCACAAAGCCCTCAAATACGGCATCCCCGCAAACCAAGGATGGCTCACCCGCCAGCAAGCCGCCCGCCAACTCGGCTGCCCCGAGCGCAATGTCCACGACCTCCTGCGCGACGCCATCGAAGCCCGCGACATCGAGACCAAAAAATTCAGCGATTGGGACGCCGCCACCATGCGCCCCGTGCAAGTTACCTGCTACCGCATCATCGAGCCCGGCACCCCCAAGCCCGCCAAATCCTCGCCCCAAGCCATCGCAGGCATTCCGGCCCATTTGCTCGACCGGGTGCAAGCCGTCCTCGCCCGCCATCGCGGCAAGACCCCCAGCCAACTTGCAGACCTGATGCGATTCAAAGGCGAGCCGCGCATTAGCGCCAAAGCCATCCGCGCCCTCCTTGACAACCATCCGCAGAATAGAAGGTAGATGCCCGACGATCAGACCATAGTCGAAGGCGATGCCGGATTCCTCGGCATGGCCAGCCGCCTTAACCCGCTCCAGTTGCAAGCGGGCATGGTCCAGTATTGCGAAAACATGCGACTCGACCGAGGCGTTGCCCAGACCCGCAAAGGAGCGAAGCGGGTGGCGGAGAACATCAATCCCTCGACGGATGTTTTGTTGTTGAATTTTACGCTCGGGACAAACCGCTCGATTGCCACGCTGACTCAAGTCGGCGGGCTGGCGACGGCGAGCTTTTCCGCACCGCATAACCTCTCGAATTTAAGCTGGGTCAATATCAGCGGCGCATCCGGCAGCGAATACAATGGCGATTTTCAAATCTCTGTGACCTCGCCAACAGATTTCACCTATTCCGTAGTCTCTGGTGCTCCCGGCCTCGCAGGCGGATCGCCTATCGCCAACAATGGCCCTGTCGTTAAAACAACCTATGGCGGCGACATCATCCAGAGTGGCATCTACTCCTCTCCTCGTTTTGACAATGCACGGGAATACATTGTCCTGGCCGCGCCGTCGGAGGCTTATCTGTGGCGCCACGACGCGGCCACGGTGGAGTCGGTGGCCTACCCGCTTGGCGACACAATGGAGAACGGGGATGATGTCGAGATCGTGCAGGCGTTTGACAAGCTCTACCTGCTACGCACCAGGCCGTCGGATATCTCGCACCGAGTGCAATCCATCTCCAACACCAGCGGCACGGCGCTGGTGACCATGAATGCCGCGCATGGCTACAAGACGGGCGAGGTGGTGCGGATCAGTGACTCGGAAACTCTCGGATTCAATGGGGATTGGGTAGTGACCAAAGTGAGCGACACCGAGTTCAGCTACACGCTGCCGGTCTCGGTGACTGATCCCGCTGCCGCTGGAAGGATCTTTGCCCGCCGGGTCTTGCCTGCTTTGGTCTGGGACGGGGATTTGGATAATAATTTTGAGCGCGTGGAGCAAGGGGCGCACCCACTAGGAGTGACCTACTCACGCCTGCCGAGCACCAGCATTGCGACCTACCACAACAATCAACTCGTCATCGCCCGCAACCGTGACGAGGTGCTGGTGAGCGATGTCTTTGACGCCGAGACCTACGACGCGGTGGCCAAGGCGTTTCGCGCCAACGCAGGCTCGAATGACTACATCGTCGGACTGCACCCTTTCAGCGAATCGCAGATTCTCGTTTTTTGCCGCAAGAGCATCTGGCTGGCCACGGCGGTCATCGGTGCGGATGGCGTCTCGATTGATCCCTCGGCCTCCAGCCTGCAACTCCTGACAAATGAGATCGGTTGCAGCGCGAAAAGAACCATCACGACAGCGGGAACGGCAGTGCTTTTCTTGAGCGACCGTGGAGTTTACCGGCTCGATAGCCAGTTCGATCTCAAGCTGCGGGGGAACACCATGCCACTGAGCGATCCGATCAGCGACCTCGTGGCGACCATCAATAACAACAGCGTCGAGACGAGCAATGCGGTGTATTTTGACAACCGCTATTTTTTGGCCGTCCCAACCGGGGAGAGCGCGATCCCGAATGCGGTCTTTGTTTTCAACATGCTGAACGCCCAGTGGGAGACGAAGGATGTTTTCCCATTCGGCGTGGATCGGTTGCTGGTGAGCGACTACGGCACGCAGCGCCGTCTCTTTGCCAGCTCGCGCTACGGCAGCCTCTACCTCATCGACGAAAACGAGGACGGCAATGACGATGGAGCTTTTGGCAGCAGCCAAACTCCCGTCGCGGCCTCGCTCCTAACTCGCCGCTATGGTTGGGGGAATCTCAACGCCAAGCGCCTGCTGCGCGTCAAAGCCAGCACGGTCCTGCCCGCTGGAAGCGCCTGCTCGCTCGATGCGGTGACGACGGATTACGACAATGACTTTGAAATCGCCGCCCTCAGCAACGCAGCAGGCAGCCAAGAAGACTACACCCTCAAAACTCCGCTGCGCTGCAAAGCCACGGCCCTCGACCTCCGCTACCGCACCACGGCTGGCCGCCCAATCCTTCGACAAATCACCGCCGAGGCCGCTCTCACTGGCCCTGCCAGCTCCGAAACCCGCACCCTTAACTAATCATGGCAACTCTCACCCCAGGCTACACTTTTACATCCGGCGAAGTCGTGACCCCGGCCAAGCTCAACAGCGCGGCGTCTCCGACACTCGCTCCCGCAACCATCACAAACTCCGACATCTCGCCGACTGCGGCGATAGCAGACACAAAACTTGCCACTATTTCTACGCCCGGCAAAATCTCTGGCGCGGCCATCAGTGGGGACATCGCTACCGGCAATGTCACGGCCACTGGCAATGTCACGGCCACTGGCAATGTCACTGCCACTGGCAATGTCACGGCGGCCAAAATGACTGGCCGGTTGGCGGATGGGACGCTGAATGTTGTTTCGTCGGCAGTCACGATGACCTCGGCAAATCCCGGCGTCGTCACATGGACCGGGCACACTCTGCAAAATGGCGACATCGTGGAGTTCTCGACCACGGGGGCGTTGCCAACAGCTATTACTACAGAAACGGAATACTATGTAGTCAATGTCGCCGCGAACACATTTCAAATTTCCGCGACCTCTGGGGGCACGGCTATTGACTTCTCAGCAGGCACCCAATCTGGAACCCACACGGCCCGCTTTGGCCGTGGAGCCATGCAAAATGGATTCGTCACCACCAACAAAATCGCCGATGGCTCGATCACGGCCTCCAAGCTGGCAGGGAATGTCGATCAGTTGGCAACAGCCTGGGTTTTATTTCGCGGCGACATTGCCGATTCTGTTGTAGCCGGTGCTGTTTTCACCCGCCTCACAGACACTAAAATCCAAGTCACCCGCTCGACCGGGCATGGCCTCTCAAATGGCAACTGGATTACATTCCATGCGCTGACAGGATTTTACGCTTTCTTGAACGGAACATGGGAAGTGCAGAACGCTACCGCGACAAATTTTGAGTTTAATTTAATGGAAGCCACGACCCCTTCGGCAGCGGTCTCGATTACCACGGCCAACCCCGCCGTCATCACCTGGACGGGCCATGCTTTGGCGGTTGGGCAAACGGTCACATTTTCGACCACAGGGACGCTGCCTACGGGGATCACGGCTGGCACGACCTACTTTGTCAAAACGGCTACCGCTGGGACTACTTTCACAATTTCTCTAACCAGCGGGGGAACGGCTATTGCCACCACCGCCGCAGGCACGGGCACACACACCGCCACTCTCACCGGCGTCATGACCTCGCAGATTTTCAGACCCGTAGCCATCAACCGCAAATATAACATCGGCAAAGTTGGCCGCCTTGACCTCGGCAAATACCGAGTCTTTTTTGAGGTAAAGCCGCTGACCGTCGATTACATCTCCTTAGGATCTGCCGCTGACGCAAGTGGCGACGCTGTAGGACTCGTTGGGGCTACGGCGCAGACCATCGACTACGCCGATATTGTCACAACAAATTCGTTAGGAACAAACGCCAACTACAACGCGGTGCGCTTAGTCGTGTTCGGAGGTTAATGCAATGCTCCCCTGGGAACGCGCCCGCAACTGGCATGACGACAACACCACCGAATCCTTCGAATCCCTCCTCGCCTGGCACATGGCCCACGGCCTCGTTTTCAACACCCCGCAAGTCTTCCTCCTCGCCCACGAAGTCCACTACTCCCCAGACACTAACACCATGACCTACGACCTCCCCCCAAACGCCTGGTTCGTCGAACTCGCAGCCTCGGTCGGCCACGCGAACCCCGTCCGCGAATTTCTCCGCGTCGCCACGCACCCCCAAGAGTGGGCGATTTGGCACCGCCGCAACTCGTTCCAACCCCACGCCTATCCATGGGCCAAGCTCGCCCGCCGCGTCGGCCTTGAAAGGAGGATAGCGTAATGGGCGGCGGATCAGCACAAAAACCCCAGCAGCAAGCCGCTCCGCCCCAAGCGCAGCCTATCGACTACGGCAAAATGATGGCGCAGTCCAGCGTCGCGGCCAAAGAGCAATACCGCGACCAACTCAACGCGCAGATCGAAGCCTACCCAAAACTGGAACGCCTCCAACTCGGCACCGTCTCCAACTTCACTTCCAATCTCTCTGGCGAAGGCGGCACCCTCTACGAGAACAAATGGATTCCTGGTGAAACCACCGGCAAAGGCAAGAACAAGAAAACCACCGAAGGCCGCTGGGAAAAAGTCGCCATCGGAGAAGCCGCGCCTAATCTCTACACCCGCCGCGCCACCGACCAACTCATCGCCGCCGAAGACCAAGCCACCCAACTCGGCCGCATCGGCGACTACACCGAGCAGCTTGGCTACGCCGCCGCCAGCGACCTCGAAGGCACCGACATCGAGCGCGAGCTGCAACGCCAAGCCACCAGCGAACTCGCTCTAGGCCGCGCCCTCAGCCCCGAGCAGGAGCGCCAAGCCACCCAGCAAGCCCGCGCTGGTATGGCCGCCCGTGGCCTCGGCGTCAGCAACTCCGCCCTCGCCGCAGAAGTCCTCAACCGCGACGCCTACGCCACGGAGCGCGAAGCGAGCCGCCGGAACTTCGCTGGATCCACCAATCAAATGCTCGTCGGCAACCGTGCCAACCGCATCGGCCAAGTCGGCACCATCCTCGGCCAATCCGCCAATACCCGGATGAACCAAGCCAACCTCCGCAGCAGCCTCGCCGGAGCCAACATTACAATCGACCCCTACGCCCGCGCCATGAACCCCGCCCTCGGCATGGGGGCCAGCACCCTCGGCCAAAGCGGCCAGATGATCGGCAATACCTACAACAACGCCACCCAGATGGCCGGGAATGTCGCCGGGGTCAACGCCTCCATGCTCGATTCCCGCTGGAACACCGTGCAAAACAACAACGCCGCCCTTCAAAGCGCCTACATGGGAGCTAAGGCCAGCGACAATGCCGCCAACATGGGCCTCCAAGGAGCGGCCATGGGAGCCAGCGCCGTCATCGGAGCCGCCGCCGCTGCCTGCTGGATCGCCCGCGCCGCCTTCGGCACGGCCACCACCCGTTGGGTGGAATACCGCCGCGCCATGCTCCGCCATGCCAGCGACCGCACCATCCGGCTCTACTGCCAGCACGGCCAATCCCTCGCCGCCCGCCTCACCACCCCCCTCCGCCGCCTCGCCGCCCGCCTCACACTCCGCACACTCGAATGGTCCTGGAACTAACAGAGAAAATCCGGCTCGAAGGAGCCCAACGCGCCTGCACGCCAGAAGAAACTCTGGATCGTATGCGCCCGCATTTCCACACCGCAGGCATTACCCGCCTCGCCGAGATCACCGGGCTCGACCGCATCGGCATTTGTGTGGCTCAGTGCATGAGGCCCGACGCCATCGTTCTGGCCGTGGATTCCGGCAAAGGAGCCACCATCGAAGCCGCCAAATGCTCGGCCATGATGGAGGGCTTCGAGCGCCATGTCGGCGAAACCAGCCGCCCGCCCCACACCCTGGCCTCTGCCGCGCAACTCGGCGACCTCGCCGAGACCCGCCTGCCCATGATCAAAGGCGCGGTCTTCCACCCCTATGCCGTCATGCCCTGGACCGAGGTTTTGGGTCTGCGCAGCGGAGCGCCCCGCATGGTGCCCACCGACGCCGTGCGGCTCATCGCCCGCCCCGACCCCGCTCCGCTGACCAGCATGCCTTTTGCCTACACCAGCAACGGCCTTTCCTCCGGCAATACCTACGCCGAGGCCGTCGCCGGGGGGCTCTACGAGTGCATCGAGCGCGACTGCACCGGCATCGCCCAGCGCCGCTTGCAGGATTTTCCCCGCGTCGATCTCGATACCATCACTGACCCCACCGTCTCCCGCCTCGTCCGCACCCTGCGCGAGGCCGATGTCACACCAGTCCTCCTCGATGTCACCAGCGACATCGGCGTGCCCGCCTACATTTGCTATCTGATCGACTGCGACAAAGGCTTCGGAGTCAACAAAGGCTACGCCGCCCACCTTGACCCCGCCATCGCTCAAGCCCGCGCCATCACTGAGACCATCCAAGCCCGCGCCGTCTGGATCGCCGGGAGCCGGGACGATTTTTTCCATCACCTCCATGAGAAGGTCAAATCCACGGACTCCGCTGCGGTCCTCGCCCGCCTCTACAAGCACGCCACCATCAGCGCCAACGCCCACCCCGACCGCTCCGGCGAGACCTTTGAAGCCGACATCGACACCCTCCTCGATCTCCTCGATGCCGCCGGTATTCCCGAGCCGCTGGTTTACCAATTTACCCACCCCTATCCCTGCTCCGTCGTGCGAGTCATCGTTCCGACCCTCGAAGGCTACACCTTCGACTACGCCCAACCTGGCCCCCGCGCTCTTTCCAAATGACACTCAAAGTTGCTGACTTCCACACCCGCTTCACCGACGGCCTGCGCGAAATCATTTGCCCTGCGAAATCCATGGAAGAGCTTATGGATCACTTGGCAAAAATTTTCCCAGCCTACCACGCCGCCGTTTACTCCGACGGCAAAATCCCACGCTTTTACATAGTTTTCCGAAACGACGACGACATCCGCTACCTCGATGGCATGAAGACCTCCCTCTCCGAAAACGATACCGTCACCATCATGACCGCATTCGCCGGAGGCTAACCCATGAAAATCTTCTTCGGCCCCACACGCCCCAGCAATATCCCAGCCGATGCCGACCTCCGGCCCCCGGCCCAGCAAGGCGACATCGCCGCCGCCGCGCTCGAAGGGCCAGACACCCTCATCCTCCTCGACGGATTCTTCCACCAAAGCCTCGCTCCCTGGCACAAGGAGATCCTTTTTGCCATCGAGCAGGGTTGCCGCGTCATTGGCGCAGGCAGCCTCGGAGCCCTCCGCGCCGTCGAGTGCGCCCGCTACGGAGCCGAGCCCGTCGGCCTCATCGCCGAATGGTATGCCGATGGCACCTGCACCGACGACGCCGATGTCGCCGTGGCCCACGGCCCCGCCAGCGAGGACTACAAAAGCTACACCATCCCCTTGGTGAACATCCGCGCCACGCTCGACGCCCTCTCCGCCGATGGGTTCCTCCCCACCGCCGAAGCCCGCAAGCACCTCGCCACCATCTCCCGCATCTACTACCCCGAGCGCACCTGGTCCGCCATTGAGGCCGTGCTACCGGCATTGGATTTCCAAGCCCTCAAGCACAACCTGATTGACCAAAAAGCCAAAGACGCCGAAGCCGCCATCCGGCACGCCCAGCAAGCCCCGCCGCCCTCCACCCGCGATCTCCCCCAGCACATCCACACCGCCTATTTCACCGCCCTCCTAGCCAACGACCTCCCGACCAGCAACGGCCAACGACAGCACCACCTCGCCAGCGAGGCCGACCGCACCATCGCCACCGACCGCCACCTCGTCTCCGAGCTTGCCCAAATGCTCGGCATCGTCACTACACCAGACGACATCTTCGCCGCCAGCACCCGCATGTGGCACCGACTCGGAATCACCGACTCGGAAACCGCAAAAGCCTGGCTCGCCGCCAATGGCTGGACCGACCAGCAATGGTTCGCCCACGCCCAACGCGAAGCCCTCTGCCAAGCCGCCCGCGATTGGCACGCCGCCAGCGGAGCCTGCCTCGATACCGTCCCACTCACCCTCGCCCACAACCTCCTCAACCCCGCCTAACCCATGCAATACGCCCCCGCCGTCACCGACCGCTCCGCCGAGATTTACGCCCAAGGAGCCAACAACGCCACGAACATCCGAGCCCAAGGACAAGCCGACTTTACCAACGCCCTCAACTCCTCGCTCAACACCGCCATGGGCATGGTGAATAGCAATATTCAAAAATCCGAAGAAAACCGCATCGCCTCGGACGGCGTCAACGCCAAGTTCGATATGCTTAAAGGTCTCAAAAAACCAGACGGAGGCGACCTTTTTACTCAAGAAACCATCGACAAATTCGACACCATGCCACTCGGCAAGCGCCAAGCTATTGTCTCGACGGCAGATTCCATCATGGATCACACCCTCAAGCAGTGGATGTATCAGACCCAATACAACGCCCAAGCCAACCGCGTGAACGCCAACATGCTCGCCCAGCAACCGGCTCCGAATCAGCAACCATACACCGGAGTGCCAGCAACCGCCCCCGCTGCCCAGCCCCAGGCCAATCCCGCCGGCGGGATCAACATGAACTTCGTGAAATAATATGGACGACCCCCTCCCCTCCGACCTAGACGCCTTCGCCCAGAGTTACAATATGCCCGGCGCCGTGCCTCCGCCGCCAGCCAAGGCATCCAAAGGCAACAGCTTTGACTTCTCCAGCATCGTCGTGCAATCCGACGAGGATTTCGCCCGGTTGCCAGAGTCCCAAAAGCAACTCCTGCGAAACATGAAGCAGGGCATCCAATACACCCCGCAAGCCGCAGCCGAATTCGTCGAGAGCTTCAACACCCGCCTCATGGAGCAGTCCACGCCAAAAGCCCAAGCCGAGGCGTCCGCAGCTCAGTTATCGGCCCGCAAAACCCAACTCGATATCGGCAAGCTCGAGCAGGAGACCATCGCCAAGGCCAAAGAGCAGGCCGAGCTCAACACCCGCAAGCAGCTCGTCCTCGAAAAAATCAACAAATACACAAACCCCGAGGCGCCCAACTACACAAACATCTCGCCCCTCGTCGGCAAGTTCGACGGCACGGCCGGCGCCATACTTGATGCCAGCGGAGTAGACGACCAACGAGCCGCCCAACGAGCCGAGCTCGAGCGCCTCGTCAACAACGATGTCCTGGAGCTCACCAAATTCCTCAAGCCCGTTTCCCAGGACGAATTAAAATTCCTCAAAGGCATGAGCCCCCGCCTGCACCAGAACGACACGATCTGGAGGGAATATCTCCTCGACGCCAAGTCCCGCATCGAAGGCATGGGCGCATCCGCCCAGCAAACCACTCCCCAAGCCGCCCCCGCACAACCCCAGCAACCCGCCACCCGCGTCATCCGCGGCCAAACTTTCGTCCAACAACCCAATGGCAACTGGCTCCCCCAATAGAGAATTCACCTCCGACGAACTCGATGCCCTGGCAGCCGCCGAGCTGCCGGTGCAGGACGCCCCTATTCCCCCATCTGCCACTACGGCCCCAGCCGCCGCAAGCGGAGCACCTGAACCGACAGGATCTGCCGGACTGATCACCGGCGAGGGGGCACTTCCTGCCCGCGGACCCGCCATAGGCCCCGTTGCCCAGCTTGAGGCCCGCGAATACTCCACCGAGGAACTCGACCTACTTGATCAGGCTAACAAGCCGCAGGAATTCACCACCGACGAGCTCGACCTTGAAGCCGTCGCCGCCCTCGAAGACCCGACCTACGCTCCCACACGCGACGAGTATTTCGACCAAAAGGCCACCAAGGAGCGCCTCAAAGCCCAAGGCAAAATCCCCGGCAATGGCGAGCTCGCCGCCAAGGCCGTCGGAGGCTTGTTTGTCAGTGCCTTTGACGCTTTTAACTCCACTCTCTTCTCGCCCGTAGAGACTCTCGCCAAATCCCCCGCCACGCTCCAGACCGGCATCGGCCGCGCTGCCCTTGGTGCCATGCAGCTCGGAGGCTGGGCCAAGCAGGCTCTGGAAGGCCAGCCTCAATATCTCAACGAGGCCACGGGAGAGTTTCTTTTTGCCGAGGCGCAAAACCCAATGATCCTCGCTGGGTTCCAAGAGCGATATCCCAATCAACCGATTCGTGCCACCAACGAAGAGGATCTTAAGGACTACGAATTTCAAAATCACATCAAAGAAAAAGGCATCGACGCCGAGTATCAAGCCCTCGGGCAAAAGACCGCGCCCACCGAGTTGCTCACCCGCGTGCTCACAGGACGCAACCAGCAAGAGACGCCCATCGAGTCGCAGGCGCAGGTGCTTGAGATCGCCACCGACCCGACCAACCTCATCCCCTTCGGCGCCGGAGCAAAAACCCTCGGCCTCTCCCGAGGCATGAAGATCGTCAGCGCCAAGACCGCCAGCGGCATCGAAAAACTCGCAGGCGGCCTTGTCAAAGGCAACGACATCCTCGCCGAGCGTTTCGCCAGAGTCGTCACCGAAAAGACCGGCGTGAGCCCGCAAAACATCTCCGCCGCGGCAAACGCCATGACCTTTGGGCGCAATGTCGGCATCGGTGGCGGTATCGCCATGGGTGCCACAGCCCTCGGAGCCCCGCCAGAAGTCAGCGCCACCATTGCCGGGTTCTACCCCGCCTACAAAGCAGGGCTCGGCGTGCTCCGCAAGATCGAGACCGGAGCCGGAGCCAGCAAAATCATCCTCCGCGAATCCGCCGACGCCACCAATGGCCTCGACCAAGCCGCCCGAGCCGCCGTGTTGGCCAATCCCGCCGTGCCCTCCATTTTCAAAGAAGTCCTCGAGCGTCCAAGCCAGTTCGTGAGCATCGAGTCCACGCCCGCCCGCCTCGCCGCGAATCAAGCCCTCTCCCCGCAGATGCGAGCCTTCATGGGCAAGCTCTCGAATCCCGCCATCGTCCAAGCCGTCCGCGGATCCAGCGCCCTCGCTACAGGTGCCGTGAAAGGTGCCGCAGCCAATGTTCCCTTCGCCCTCCTCGCCGCCAATGCCGGTCAGGATGAAGACGCCGCCGCCATGCTCGCCATGGGCGGCACCTTCGGCGCCCTCGGCGGAGGAGTGGACCGCTTCACCGGCCTCCAGCAACGCCGCCAGCAAGCCGCTCTCAGCGATGTGTCCCGCATGCTCGTCGATATCGAACTCAACGCCGGAGATGTCGGAAAAATGATGTCTACACAGACGCCCGACAACCTCGTCAGGCTCGCCGCCATGCAGGGCACCTTCCGCAACGGCCTCGACTTCGTTCCCCTCAGCGCCGAGGACTACGACGCCAATGTCGCCGCCCAAGGCGGAGCCGGAACCGCCGGCATGTTTGTGCAGGCCCCACTCGGCGAACGCGCCAAGGTATTCATCAACCTCGACGCCCGCCGTGGAGGAGTCGAGCCCCACGAATTTGGCCACGCCCTCCTTGCCAGCGGTGCCCTCGATGGACAGCAAAAATACGCCGCCCGAGCCTGGGTGGATAAAACCTACGGCCCCGAAGGCGTCCAAGCCCGCGCCACCGAATACGCCAGCAACATCATCCGAGGCAAAAACGCCAGCGCCTTCCCCGACGGCAACTTCGAGATCAGCCCCGGCACACTCGCCGCCGAGATGGATAACCTCAGCCAAGGCGGACTCGCCCGAGGCGACATGGACGGCCTCGACTGGGCCCGCGACGAGATATTCGCCGAGACCTTCGCCAAGGCCAGCAACACCATGGATTTCGCCGCCATCCGCCGAGGAGCCCCCGCCGGCGGCAACATGCTCACCTTCGCCGAGAGCGTCCTCGGTGCCCAAGCCCGCGCCCTCAGCGCCAGCGGTGTCCGAATCGACCCGCAGACCGGCCAAGCCCTCGACACCCCCGGCAGCCTCTTCAAAGAGAACCCCCTCCTCGCCACCGACAAGGCCCTCCTCAACCAGCTCGGCACCTACATCAACAACTACCGGCAGTGGGCCAACGACCCCACCCACGAAAAGCCCCGCCCCAACCGCATCGCCCCCAGCGGCCGCGCCAGCGACATCGCCAACAACCCCCAGGTCACTTTCTACGACCGAGGCGACGGCGTGAAAGCCACCACCTTCGCCACGCAAGACCCCGCCACCGGCCAAGCCATCCTCCGCGACCAGCGCGACCTCAACAAAGAACACGCAAAGGTCAAAGAGCAGATCCGAAACATCGTCGGCTCCAAACTCATTCCAGACTCCAACCCCGTCCTCGGCCCCAAGAAGACCGCAGATGGCCGCGTCACCGTGCGAGGCCGAGTCCTCCCGCCCAGCTTCGATTTCCTCAACGGCTTCATGCCCCACATCCGCGCCTTCGCCCGCCAGTTCGAGGCCCTCGGTGCCGCTGGCGAGAGCATGCAGGTCCGCTACCACGCCATCGGCAGCGGAGACACCGGCGCCTTCCGAGTCAACCGCCTCGGCAACCTCGAAGCCATCACCCGCGAAGTCATCCCCTGGGGATGGGAACTCACCAAAGCCGGAAACCTCAACGCCACCGTGCTCGACCTCTCGCAATTCCGCAACCGCGCCATGCGAGGCATCGCCGAGCGCAACCCCGCCCTCGCCCCCTTCGACTACGACATCGGCAAGATCGAAGCCGACCTCAAGACCTACATGGAGAACCACCGGCAGGAACTCCCCGGCAGCACCAAGATTGGCGAAGAGAAACGCGACGCCATCAACGCCATCCTCGGCATCGCCACCACCAAAAACCGCGAGCGCAACGCCCTCTCCGGCAGCTTCGGCCCCGGCAGCGCCATCAAACAATTCCGCCTCGACCGCGTAGACGCCGCCGTAGGCACCGGCCGCACCGGCTTCCACTTCGACTACGACCGCGCCAACCGCAACTTCATGCCCGACAAGCCAGCCCCAATGCCGGACTTGTCGAAAGACCTACCAACGCCTAAAGGCCAAGCGATGCCGGACAATATGGCTTCTGGCGAGCAGTGGGACGCTTACGCCGAAAACCTGCGCGATGATGTTGAGTCATGGTCGCCAGCGCGTGACACTGGGCGCATTGACTACGAAATGATGGATGTCGTGGACAACTTCGTAGACTTTGCCCGCAATAATCCGCAGCTATCTGGGGAGGAACTCAGCAAGCAATTCTACCGCGCCGAAAAACCAACGGCCACGCAACGCAAGAAACTCAATGCGGCGTTGGAAAATGTTGGCCAGCCGCCGAAATCTATTGCTACTCCACAAGGCCAAGCCATGCCGGATGCGGTGCATTCTGCGGGATATGCCCTTCCAAAAAAAGTTCCGCAACGAGGCTATTTTTCTATTGGAACACTGCCAACAACCGACGGACGCGTGCTGGAGTATCATGTAGACCCAACCACGACAATTCAGCCAAGAGTCGCTGGAATAAACAGCATACGCGGAGAACAAGTCGCCATGTTAGAGGCCGACAGGCACAATACTCGCGGTGACAACATGGGCGGCCCATTGCATCCTTTTTTAATTAGCAACCAAACCGTCGCTAGATTGCCTGATGGGCGAGGCTACAAAGCAGTGTGGGCAAATATGAATAGTGCCTTTGTCACACGAGCAAAAAACATCGTTAAAACCACGACTGCAGGCCATGCGCTGATTCAGATAATGAAAGAGAATGCACACCGCAGTAATCGCAAGTTCGTAATGGATGTAACTGCAGAAATTGACAAGCGCAGTTCCACTATGTCGAAAGACCAAGTCGATTTCTTGCATGTAGTGCTGGAACTTGGCGCAATCAATCCTAAAGGCCGAATGAATCAAACCGCCAGTAAGTTGGAAAGAACAGCCAAGGCGGCACTCAATAAGGAAGTGCCAATGCAAGAATTGGCTGACGCGCAAAAAGAATATGATGCGACACTCAATAAGTATCAGCCCATGGTTGAGTTTCTCTCGCGTTTAAGCCCCTTAAAATCTCACGCAACACGCGGAAGAATGCCTGCGTTTGACAACGAGTTTGCATCTATTCTTTCCAATTACCGAAACCAACCGTGGTTTGAGTCTATGGCTTCAAAATACCGCAACACAAAATTTGTCGATGAGGCTGCAAGGTTTTCGTTCAATCAGCGTGGGGCTGCAATGGATCGCATCACCGGCATCCCATTTGCCCCTAATGTAAAGTCTATGCTGAAAAGTTCGATGGACTTTGTAAATGGCCAAAACCTCGATGTTGTCGGAGTGGTGCAATTGTCAAAAGACGCAGATGCATTTGCCGTTTACTTTGGGAAAAATTCAAAAGAAGAAGGAAAAATGAGCCCGAATGAAAGATTGCTTCGAAATCAACTTTTGGCCTCTGGTTCGTTCAAGCCACACCCTTCCTATGATTGGGTCATGCTTGGCCCAGAAAACGCGGACAGCTTTATCCTGGATACACCTGCTGACCCGCTAAAATTGTTTCCCGATTACGCCAAGAACCACCCAAACAAAAATGTGCGCAAAGGCAGTAAAGAAACAGTTGTCGGGACGATGAAAAAGAGTAAGATTCCTTTAGTTCTCAAATGATGAAGTTCAACCCAAAAGTAGATCATGTGCTAGTGACCGACAACGACGCTGGTCCCGAAGGTTGGGAGCTTGTGCCTGTGCAAGATTTAAATGTTTTCTACAATCCATCCAAAATGGATGAGGCAGAAATGGCCAACATCATTGAGGACTTTGAGAGTGGCGATGGCAAGCTCATGGATAAAGTAGCTCACTTCGACACCGCTTTAGACCGCGAGTTGGCGGCAATTTAATCCGCGAAAGTCACACCGCCCACCACTGCTCCGCCTCGCGGCGCGTCACGCAGTTTCCGTAGGTCTGGTAAAGCAGTTTGGGGCTTTCGTGGCCCATCTCGAAGGCCGTCTTCGCCGCATCGCGGAATTGCGCCAGGTGGTAGCTCGCAAAAGAATGGCGCAGGCAATTCGTCGGCCAGTGCAGCTTGCCAGCCACGGGCTCCACGCCAATCAACCGGCACGCCTCCTTCGCCAGAGGATCCCATTTTTTCTTGCTCCACCCCTCCACCAGCAAACCCTCCCCCGCCGGCATGTGCCGCTTGAACGCCGGCTGGATCGTGATGTTCCGCGGCCGCGCCGCCCAGCCCTGCTTCGAATCCTCGGTGCGAATCGTGATCTCGTCGTAGTCCCAATCAAACGCCGAAAAGCTCACCGCAAAAATCTCCCGCGTCCGCAACCCAGCAAAGCCTCCCGCCACCAGCCAAACCCGAAACCACTCCGGCCAATCCGCCGCCATCAGCTTCCGCATCTGCGCCGGAGTCAGAATCTCAAGCCGAGCCCCCTTGTCCTTCTTCGGCGGCGCGTCGGAAAAAGGATTATCCCGCACGATGGTCCGCATCGTCGGCGAATTAAAAAAATCCCGGCACACCGCAAAGACATTGAATCGGCCCCGCGTTTTGAGCGGCAGCCGGTCCACCCAACGCCGCACCTCCACCGCCTCCAAATCCTGCGGGCGGAACCTGCCATACTTTTCCGAGAGCATGACCAAAGCCCACTTGAGCTGGCGCAGCGTCACCGGCTCCACCTCCACCGACTTCTTGGCGAGGAACTGCGCGATGTAGTGCGCCACCGATTCCCCCGACTCCGCCTTGGCCGGAATCTTGCCCGTGTGAGTCAAGGCAAAAACCAACTTCGCATGCTCCAGATTCGCCTCGCTCTCGTCCGAAAAAAACATCCGCCGGCGCGTCCCCCCATTCAAACCTTTCGGGATATCGATAACCCAGCGCCCGCGGCGACGATCAAATTCTGGCAATAAAACAGAGATATTCATCAGTGACACTTTTGGCCTTTATAGTGACACGCAGTGACACTTTTGCAAATTCATTGATTTTTTTCCAAAATCATAAAACGCCCGCAAGCCCTCTCCCAGCCTATCTCCCCAGCCATCTTCCATCCCTTTCTTAAACCTTCCAAAATGGCGGAGAGGGTGGGATTCGAACCCACGGTTTTGAAGTGCAAAGTGTCACCGGAGTGTCACTATTGCCATTTTTTGCACTTATTTATACCTAAATTGTTGATGAAAACATCGGTCCCGTGGGTTGGCTGGTTTTTGAGTTTTGTCACAGATTTGTGATCTTTTTGGGGCTTTTAGTTGACCTGTTGAAAATTGATTTGGGGGCGGTTCATTAGGCTTTGGGCGTGCGGATGGAGGTAGGCGACTTGCTTGGGCGGAGTGGCGATGGTGTGGAAATGCTGCTCTTGCACGGTGCCGTCGAGCCACCGGGCTCGGAGGATTTGGACATACAGGCCGTTGGCGGGCCAGCTGTCGCGGTAGCAGCGCTTGAGCTCGAGCACGCAGGGGGTGACGCCGACGACATCGCCGTTGAGATCGATCATGGCGCCGCTGGGGGCGCTGTGGATGGTGACGGTGCGGTCAGTGAATTTGGCTTCCCAGGCGCGTTTGCTGGCTTCGGGGTCGATGGTGCTCTTGGGCGTGGCGCAGGCAGTGAGGAACATGGCCGCGAGGGCGATGAGGAGGATGGTGGGTTTTTTCATTTGGTCAGGTCGTGGATTTGCGCCGTCCACCCTTCTGGTAGCGTGCGGTCTTGGGAGTTGAGGATCCACCACCGGAGGTCTCGGTAGAGGGTCGGATCAAATTGTCCTGGGGCGTGGCGTTTCCCGGCTCGTTCATCAACCAGCGGGGGCTGTCGGGCATGGCTTGGCCCATTTTGGATTTGCGGTCTTCTTCCATCATGGTGCGGATGGCTTTCTGAACCATCTTGGAAAAATCGGTGGGGCAGTAGGCGTTTTCTGACTTGGCGTTGTGCTCTTCGACCATTTTTTTCAAATAGTCGTGGAGCTCTTTTGGCATCGAGATGTTGACCTTCGATGCTCCGGGTTTCGTTTTCATATTCCCACTAGTAGCACCAAATACCACCGAGTGCAAAAATATTTTTTGGCCCGCCGAGCTAATGTTTATGGGCGTGTCAAGTGTTTTTTTCATTAGATGATCACCCCAGTTTTATTTTTTTTCTTTACCGAGTAGCACCAGTTTTATTCAGTAGCACCCATGCAAGGTGCATTTGTAAAAATCTCGGTGAGCATGCCGGACGAAATCTACGGCTTTCTCAAAACGAAAAGCAAAGCGGGCGGGACTCCTATTAGTCGGCTGGTGGCTCAAGCGGTGGGTCGCATGGCGGAGCGGGAAGCCAAAGCGAAAGCCAAAGGGGGGGCGAGGAAATGAAGCCGGGATATGTGAAACCCAAGGAGGCGGCAGAATACCTGTCGGTCTCGGTGGCGACGCTTTACGCGCTGAAGGGCGAGGGAGTGATCAAATTCTACAAGCTGGGTGGATCCACTCTGCTGAAGGTCTCGGAGCTGGACGCGGCTGTGGAGAAAGGGGTGCAGGAATGAAACTCTGGCACTGCCTGGCGAATGGGCTCTTCGGGCCTTTTGGCGACTACATCTTGGCGGCGACCCCTGCGGAGGCGCGGCTGAAATTTTACAGGGACCACAACTGCACCCCCACTCGGGTTGTGCTGGAGAGATAATTTATGGAACACGAAGTCATAGTCCGACAAATGCAGTTCGCGTGGGAGTTTGCCTGCGCTTTCGGCCCAGCCGTTGTTTTGGCTGGGGTCACAATGTGGGTCACGAGCTGGGGGAGGGCGAAATGAGCGGCTGGGCGGCGATCTCGTTGGCGGTGCTGACGCTGGGCAGTTGCTACGCCTCCTTTTGCATGGGGCAAAGGGACATTCTGATTCGGCTCCGCAAGCTGCGGGAGAAGGAAGACCGCTGGCGTGAGTGGGATGCGAACAACTTGGAGGATTTTGAGGATTAAAATTATGAAACTAAACATAGTAACAGGAAAGCGTCAGCGGGCGCAGCGCGTCTGCTTTTATGGGGTGGAAAGCGTTGGCAAAAGCACGCTGGCCGCCAAAATGCCACAGCCATTGTTTTTGGATGTGGAAGATGGCTGCCATCACCTTGATGTAGCGAGCCAAACGATCAAGTCTTGGACTGAATTGCTGGAGGTGGTGAAGGAACTGGCCTCGGGTAGCTATCACTACAAAACCGTTGTCTTAGACTCTATCGACTGGGCGGAGCGGCTGAACCATACCGATCTGTGCGAGCAGAAGAAGATCAAAAGCCTCGAGGAGATTCCCTACGGCAAGGGATTTACCATGGCGGCAGAGCGTATGGCTCGTTTTCTAAACGATCTAGATCGTCTTGTGGATGCGGGCATACATGTCGTTTTGATCGGCCATGCTCATGTGCGACGCCAAGAGCCGCCGGATCAGGTGCAAGCCTACGACCGTTACGAGTTGAAGCTATCAAAGCAGGCTTGTCCGCTGGTGAAGGAGTGGGTGGACCACCTGTTTTTCCTCAACTTCAAGACTCGCATCGTGGAGAGCGAGTCGGGCAAAGCGAAAGGCCGCGGGGGCAAGGAGCGGGTGCTCTTTACGACCCATGCGGCGGCTTACGATGCCAAGACTCGCTCGGAGCTGGCGGATGAGTTGCCGCTGGAGTTTGCGAGCATTTCCTCCCTTTTCGGGGGGGTGAAGGCTCCGGTGGTGGCTGCGGCTGCGGCTTATGCAGCGGCGGAACCTCTGGAGACTTTTCTCGAGCCGCATGCGGAGGTCGTGAATGCCTGGTTGCTCGCTAAGGGCAAAATCTCGGAGGGCCAGACTTGGCGGGACATGCCGCCGGCGCTTCGGGACCAAGTCTCGGCGAGGCCGGAGGATTTCCTCAAGGCGGTAACGAAGGCGGCATAGCTATGACACTTGAGAGGGCATGCAGGGAGGTTTTGGGGGAGGCGGGTGGATTGTATCACACCAAAACCTCCCCCGAGGGTGGACTCGAACGAAGACTGCGGTTGGAGACCTACTCGCCAAGCGACATCCGAGCGCTGCCTCCCTACCTCTCGCCGCGGATCTGCGATGAGATCAACGCCGCCTGCGACCAGTGGTTGGCCTCCCGAGGAAAACTGACAGGAAGAGAATACGCAAAATTTATCAATAGCAATCATCATGAATAATATACGACACAGCATGCTGCCGAAACTGGCGGCGTGCCCAAAATACACACCGAAGCCGGGGGATGCGGGGCCAGCAGCCCAGCGGGGCACGGTGATGGACGAGGCTTTTCGTTTGGGGTTGCAGGGCGACCGCACCAAAATCGACGCGCTGCCGGCGGAGGACCGCCCAGCCGTGGAGTGGGCGGTCGCCCTCATGGAGGACTACAAGCGGACGGGGACGGTGGAAGCTCGGGAGGAATACTTGGCGATGCATACGCCGGGGATCGCCCACATCGGCACGGCGGATGCGGTCTGTGAGAAGCTGGGCTGGGTGGCAGACCTCAAGACGGGGCAGTTACGCGGGTATGCGGAGCAGCTCGCGGCCTATTGTTACGCCATGATGCACATGACTTTCGAGCAGGAATATACGGCTCATGTGCTCTACTGCGACCACCAAGTGGTGAAGAGCTACCGCTTCACCTTGGAGCAGGCGAAGGGGATCGTGGAACGCATTATTGCCGAAGTGAATGACCCCGCAGCGGAGCCTCGGGCGTCGGAATACTGCGGGTGGTGTGCCAATTCCGATTTTTGCCCTGCCGTTGTGAAGCCTGTCGAGGAGGGCTTGGCCGTGATCGCCTCGGGGTCCCCTACCCTGTCTTCGATGCTGGAGCGGGTGATGGAGTCGCCGGAGACGCTCGGGCAATTCGTGGCGCAGTGGAAGGCCGTGGAAAAAGCCATCGCCGAACCGGCTCTGGAGGCGCTCAAGGCGATGCTCGAGGACGGCCGCGAGGTGGATGGCTGGAAGCTCACCGAGGTGAAGGGCCGCGAATACTTTGATGTCGAGGGGATTCTGTGGGTGGCGCGGGAGACGAATGCGCCGGTGGAATCCATCATCCTGGCGCTGGGGGGCAAGATGTCCGGCAAAGCCTACCGCGAGTGGGCGGCTCAACTGGGCAAAGAACCGCTGAACGCGCATGTGCGCACCGGATCGACAACAAAACAACTCAGACAAGTGAAAACCAAACAAACCAAACAACTAAACTAATATGGACAACGAAAATAGATATGTGAACGAGTCGGGCCGCTACCTGTGCAAGGTGAAGGCTCCAGGCAACGGCTGGATCGGGGTGTCGGGGAGCGGGAGCGAATTCATTCGTGTGCCGTTGCTTGTGACCGATTCGGGTTCGCAAGAGGGGCGCGAGATCGTGTGGAGGGGCTACCTGACGGAGGCCGCGGCGCGGCGGACGATCCAGACTCTGGACGATTGCTTTGGCAAGAACTGGGACATCAAGTCCTTGGCTAGCGGGGCGGCCAGCTTCGCCGGGCAGATGGCACGCATCACCGTGGACTCCGAGGAATACAACAACGAAACCCGGCACAAGGTGAAGTGGCTGAACCCTGCGGAGATGGCTCCGAAGAACGAGGTGGATGCCACGGTGATCGAGGCGCTGGCCGAGCGGCTGGCGAAGATCGACCGGGGCGATGATGTGAAGGCGCCAACGAAACCTGCACCCAAAACCTCGGACGACATTCCGTTTTAACCATGAAGGGGATTCTGGAATTCGACTTGCCGGAGGACGAGGCCGAGATGCGCTACGCTCAGTCGGGGCTGGATGCCTTGCTGGTGCTGAACGACCTAGACCAAGAGTGCCGGAGCCGTCTCAAGCACGGCGCCGGCGCGTTTGCCGACCTCGATGAGAAGACCATCGAGGCCGTGCGGGATTGGGTGAGAGGCGCCTCGCAGCGTCGGAATTTGCCGGACCTCATATGACCATCCTTGCCCTCGACCCCGGCACTACCGAGACGGCGTTTGTCCTTTGGGACGGGCGCCGGATCCTTGAGGCCGACCACCTGCCGAATGCGGAAATCCGCCAAATCCTCATTGGCCGCGAGTATGACGCGGTTGCCTGTGAGATGATCGCCTCCTACGGCATGGCGGTGGGAAAGGAGGTCTTCGAGACCTGTGTGTGGATCGGGCGGTTCGTGGAAGTGGCTCGGGTGGAGCCGCGCTTGGTCTACCGGCGCGATGCGAAGCTGCACCTGTGCCACTCGCCCAGGGCGAAGGATGCCAATGTGCGACAGGCGCTCATCGACCGCCTCGGGCCGCAGGGCACGAAGAAGAACCCCGGCCCGACCTACGGCATGCGATCCCACCTGTGGGCGGCGCTGGCTGTGGCGGTCTATGCGTGGGATGTGAAGGAATAAAAATGTGGATACTACCAAAGAATTTACAGCTATCGAGTGGTGCGCCGGATACGGCGGGATTCATCTCGGACTTAAACGAGCAATCCCAAATCTGCGCGTCATCGCTTATGGCGAGATCGAAGGCTTCGCCTGCGCGAACTTGGTTGCAAAAATGGAAGCGGGACTCTTGGACCAAGCACCTCTCTGGACGGATATTAAGACCTTCCCATGCGAGGACTTTCGTGACCGAGTGGACCTCCTTGTGGCCGGTTACCCCTGCCAGCCATTTTCCGCAGCCGGGAAGCGCCTCGGCACAGACGACCCTCGCCACCTCTGGCCACACATCGCCAGATCAATACGAGTTATTCGACCTCGACTATGCTTCTTTGAGAATGTCGAAGGACACATCAGCCTCGGCCTCCGAGAAGTCATTGGAGAATTGGAATCAATCGGTTACCAGACGGCGTGGGGAATATTCTCGGCGGCTGAAGTCGGCGCACCGCACCAGCGCAAGCGCGTCTTTATCTTGGCGGTCGCCAATAGCTCAAGAGCTGGGAGCTGGTCCACATATGGATGCGGCGGATTTGAAGCTTGGTCAGCGTGTTTACAACAAGAACGGCAAACTGATGGCTATCGATCTGAACAGGCAAGTGGATATTTTGAACAGGCAGGATGCGGCGAATTGGCCGACACCGGACACCTCGAACCACAGGGATGGGGAAGTGCTTCGCAAGGACAACAATCTGGAGCAGGGCGGGTTCCACGGAGTCAGCCTGCACCATGCAATGACCAAGTATGGCCAAGCCGCCCCGGCCAACCCCAGCACGGATGGGAGCCGCCAA